CGATGCCCTGGCGGCCCTTGGCGTTGGCGTCGTAGGCGCCGACCTGCCCGCGGTACCGCAAACCCTTGGATCGCTCCTCGGCGCCGTAGCTGGCGAACCCCGCCTCGCGCTCACCTTCGCCGATGATGCCGGTCATCAGACTCTCGTCGAGCGGGCCGGCGCCGGAGGCAGCGGCCACGGCTTGTGCGCGGGAGAGCATCAGGGTCGCCTTGCGGCGTGCCTTCTCGGCCTCGTGCTGGCCGGCGGCTTGCTCCTGGCCGGCTTGGTAGTCGAGCTGCTTCTGGGTTGCTTCTGCGGAGATCCGCATGTTCTCGGCGTTGCGCGCGGCCGCGCTGCGCATCTGGTCGGCCTGGTTCATGCCGCCGAAGATGTTCAGCAGCGTGCCGCCAGCTTGAAGTGCGGTCCCGAGCGTAACGTCCGCTATGACCTTTGTCGCGAGCATCTCCGCCATGATCAGCCCCTCACGAGAGTCTCGCCGTGCGGGCCGTGGATGCCGGTAGGCTTCCAGCCGAGGCGGTGGAGGAGATCAGCTGCCGTCGGTTCGTGTTCACTCGCAACCGCATAGACAGGGCCCTTGATGGTGTCGATGAATTTCATCAGCATTCTAGTCCCTTTCACCAGGGCGCGTCTATCGGATCGTAGTGTTTCCTTGAACTCGGAGAACGCAATCCGTATCGCGCCATCGTAATACACGCCGCCAATACCAGCGACCTCGCCGTCCTTGACAGCCACGTACCCGCGGAACGAACACGCCGGCGGGTGGCCGTAGTATGCCTCGGCATCGGCGGCAGTTGCTGGGCGGAATGTGACTTCACTTCGCATGTCCTGTTACCGAGACGATAGCGGCCAGTACGGTACAGGGCCGGGGGCTCTGCGCGCGCAGGCACAGCCTCGCGTCGTTCGACCAGGTGCCGTTGATCGGGTGCGCGTCAGCCACATAGGTCGCCCAGATACTGTTCTGGTCCACCTGCGCGCCCTCGTTGTCGATCTGCGGCAGGTCGTCGAGATGGTCGAAGTCTTGCCCCATCTGGATGCCCTGGGCGTGCGTGCTGGCCAGCAGCAGTGATACCCCGTGGATCTGCTGCCGCTGGCCGAGTGGTACTTCGGACGCCTCAGCGAACCGGGTGCTCTCGAAGTCGGCCGTGTATGGCAGACCGACGTATGCGGTCGTGGCCGCTTCGCTGATCGTGATCTGCCCGCCGGTGACGGTGTATTCGCCCAGGTCCTTGGTGTTGGCCCACACGACAACAGTCTCCCCCTCGAGGTGCGACAACCCCGTGACGGTGGTGCTCGAGGCGCCAGTCCAGACGACGGTGCTGTCGCTCAGGACAGTGGCCGCCGCACCTAGGGTCTCGCTCTCTAGGGCCCACTTCTCACGGTAGCGCTTCGTGTTGCCGTCGATCGTACGCTGCACTACGTAGTAGACCTCGTCCTCGGTCGTGCCAGGCAGGACGACGACGTCCTCGACCAGGCCGTCGGTCTCGTACTCGACCCAGCAGGTGACCTTCTCGAGGCGATCGAATACCAGGATCGCGGCGGTGCCGTCAGCCCGGACGAAGTGGATACGGGTGTCGGGCTGGCGCTGCACAGCGATTCGCGTGAAGCCGGCCGCGCCCACCTCCGGGTAGATCGACGACAGGTCGTTGCTGATGTAGTTGTAGGTGCCGCCGTCGAGCGTGAGCTCGTACGCGCGGGAGCCGTTGCGCTGTACGTAGACGCCGCTCGCATCGACCTTGACCGCGGCCATGTCTGCCGAGCCCTGGGTCGAGGCGGCCTTCAGCGAGAACGCTGTCGGAGTCAGGGGCTCGTCGAGGGAGCTGGACTTCGCGACCAGCTCGGCGCCCTGGGTGCCGACGATGAGGAGGGACAGCGGCAGGATCCAGTTGATCGTGTCGACCGGGCCCGAGCCGATGCTTCTGGCAATCGGGCCGCTGTCCCCCTCAACCCCATCGTCGAACGAGTCGAACGCATCACTCACGGAGCCGCGGATCGCGTCTTTGCCGGCCCACCACAGGCGACCGTCGTAGAGCGCCACGGCCGACGGCCAGCCCCGGCGATCGGACCAGAGGCCCTCCCACCAGTCGGACGTGGCCGACGTACTGCCGAAAGCCGTCAGCACGTCGATGCTTACCTGGGTCGTGCTGGTGTAGCCGGTCACGATACCGACACCCTCGATCGAGCCAGCCGCGTAGGAGAGCTCGAGGTTGGCTGTGCCGGAGGTGAAGCCGCCGGTCTTGACGCCGAGCCGGTAGTAGATGATCTGGTTGTCGAGCGCGTCGTCGTAGCTGGTGCTCTGGTTCGTCGTGTAAGTCGTAACGTCGGTCCAGTCTCCCGGCTCGCCGACGGAGCGCTGCAGTGTGACGGTGGCGGTCCAGGTGCCCGTGATGACGATCGAGAACACCCGGCCATTGTCGATGCCGGTCACCCGGATCGGGTCCGTGAACTGGTTCTCGGCTGTCACGGCGGCTGTCACAGTTTGCCCGGCAGAGGCCAGTCGGAACAAGCTGCCGACGTTGGTGCTGCGGAAGTACGGGCGGGACGCCGTCAGGGTGGTGCTGCCGGTCAGCGCGGCCACGGCCATGGTCGTGGCGCCGGTGTTCTGTGGGCGGAACGGTCCGTCCTCTGCGATGTAGTCGACGATCGACCACGAACGCGAGGCCTGACGCTCTATTCGCTGCTGGCGGTGGTCTTCACACGCGCAAAAGATCACGTCGCCAGACTGCTCGTGGCGCACCATCTGCAGGTTGGCTGCAGCCCAGGGCGTGGTCAAGGTCATGGCGCCGGCGGCTTCAACGGCGATGCTGCTGATCAGCACCGCGGTCGTGTCGGTCGCAGAGATCCTGATCCAGAAGTTGCCGGTCGGTGTCAAGCTGATCGAGTGCCGCCCTTGGCGCAAAGTGGTCGCGGTGAGGTACTGCTCGCCCCCTTGACTCGAGCCTAGCCGCAACGTCGCGGTGCCGCGCACGACGTGGATAGCGAGTCCGTGTTCGACATTCTGATCGCCCCCGGCTACCGTGACCTGCTGGTCGCGGATAGCGGCGTTCGTGCCGTTGCCGAGGAGGGACAGATAGCCCCCGGTCGCCCAGGCCGACGTGGCGCCGCTCTCGTCACTGTCGGTCCAGCCCGTGACGTCGGTGTCGAAGTTACCGTTCGTGGCGGCAGTACTGACGCTCGGGCGGGTTATGACGGAGTCGTCGACCACCACGCGCATGGCGCTGTCGGTCAGCTCGACGATGGCCGTGTCGGTGGTGCTGAAGACGAACGGGATGTCTTTCGACGCGGCATCGTTGCGGGTACTGTGCAGGTACCGGGTTCCGGGGCGCAGACGCATCGCGCCGAGAACGCGGGGCATCCAGTTGACGAACGTCTCTGCGGACAATGCCATCCGCTTCATATCCACGCGGGCGGTGGCGAGGGGCGAGACGAGCCCCCTGTTGAATGCCAGCAGGACGGGCCGCGTCTCCACGGCGCTACCCTACCAGCGAACTGCGACTGCCGCGGTCTCGCCGGCCAGCGGTACGGCCGATCCGGGCTGAGGTCCAGGTGCCAGGGGGCGGGAACGCGGTAGCGCCCTCCATAGCGGAACTCGACCGGGCGTCGACCAAGGCCTTCTTGGCCAGGGCGAACAGGGTCTTGCGGTCCTCGTCGCTCTGGATCAGCTTCTTCGCGATCTTGGTCGCGAGGTACAGCTCGACGTAGCGGGTGAAGTCGTCCGGCCACAGCGAGTAGTCAGCTCCGTAGCTCGCGTCGTTGCTGACGTAGGACATGTAGATCGGGTCCACGTCGGCAAAGATGTAGGACTGCTCGGTAGAGTATTGCAGCAGCGGCACGTTCATGTACTCGTCGCCGCACAACTTCACGGTGCGGATGTGGTCGTTCGGGATCGCGAACGCCTTCTGGTACCCGAACGCCGGCGTCACACTGACGCTGGACGCGAGCTCCAGGCTGCGAAGCGCGAACTTCCACTGCCCCTGCCCGAGGCAGTAGTTGATCGCGCCGTCGCTCGATTCCCAAGCCCTGTCAAGCAGGCGCCGCGCCTCGATGTTCTCTGAGAGCGACGCCAAGGCGCGCTCCCCACACTCGAGGAGAGCGCCGTTGTAGAGCGTGAGCTTGCTTACTGTCACGCCGCCTGCTCGTCGAGGAACCGCTCGGCCTCGGCCCGGGATTGCCCCTTCTCGAAGACCACGGTCTTGTCGGCCTTACGGATCACGCTCCAGCCGGCGCCGCCGCGGTGCTTGATCTCGTACGGCTCCGCGTTGGCGGCTTCATCGGACTTGGTAGCGGGCAGCGGTGTGTCGAGCTTCACGTGGCGTAGGACAGCGACATGCACGGACTTGTTGGCGTTGCTACGGACGATCAGCTCGGCGAACCAGCTGGTGTCCTCGGGCGTGACTTCGATCCGCGTGCCGGGCGTAAGTTGCGCCGCGACGTGGACCCAGTACTCCGGTTTGAGAATTTCGTCGAAAGGCACGGACGCTTCAGGGGTGGCGCTGTAGATGTTGCGAGCATACTCAGCGAGCTTGAGGCGATTCTGCAGGAGGTTTTTCGACACGAGGTTTCCTTCAAGTGAACACAGCCCGGGGGCGAACCCCCAGGCTGCCGGTGGCGATTATTAGTCGCCGGAAGTGCCGCCAGTGCCGATCACGACACCGACCGAGACGTTTGCCGCGCCCGGGTAGGTGGAGCTCACGGTGTTGACGATGTGCGCCGTGGTGACTACGGCGGCAGCCGTGGTCGTATTGCGGTGGTAGATGATGTCGCCAACGCGTACGCCACGGGAGCCAGCGTCCGAGAAGAAGCCATCGGCATCCACATCGCCGGTCGCATCGGCAGACGAGTGAATCCAGACTTGGCCAGCGCCAGTCAAGGGGCCACCAGCAACGAGGCTGAGGTTTGCAGGGGTGTAAGCCATGGTGCGTTCCTTTCTTGGTTACTGCGCGGCGTAAGCCGAGCCGTCGTGATTCACAATCACCACACCGGTGTTCTGGAGCAGCTTCGAACCGAAGTAGCCGGTCGCGCGGGCGAACGAGTAGTCTTGCTCCTCGTCGTAGCCGACAGCGGTCTGGATGCTCGCCAGGTCACAAGCGTGGCCGATGGCCGACTTGTGGTAGACGATGCACTTCTCGGCGGAGGTGCCCTTGCCGGTCAGGTTCGGGTGAACGATCCAGTTGATGCCGGCCCAGCGGAACATCGTCATGCCGGACTCGAACGGCTTGTTGTTGACGTAGTCGACGGAGGCGAACTCCTTCGTCTGCATCAGGTACGCGTAGGCAGCCGGCGTGATCAGGGCGGAGATGTTGCCGTCCATCGGGACAGCGTTGTTGCCCAGGATCGCGACCGCGTACATCGCCAGCGACAGGCTCATCGTGGCGGCGGCTCCGGTGTCTTGCGTACCGGTCTCGAGCTGGGCGATGATGTCGGAGTCGATCTTGCGGTTCAGCACGGCCATCGTGGTGTCCTGCATGATCCGGCGGCCGTCACCTTGGGAGGCGTACAGGTTGAAGCTGGTGCGGCGAACCAGGTCATGCCATTCGGCCAGGGTGCAGCTGTTCTGGGTCAGGTTGTCGGCGCGCGCGGGGATCAGGCCGTTGGTGCCGCGGGTGACCGCGCTGGCGCTGCCGGAATCGGCGACAAGGAATACGGCCGCGTTGCCTTTGACTTCGGCCTCGGTCGTAACGGTTTGGCGAACGAGCGACTGGCGCTGCTCGAAGCCTGCGATGAATTCATCGCGGTATACGGTTTGGAACGCGGTATCGGCCATGGTTGGCTCCTAGAAAAGAAGGGAAAAGAATCTCTCCGCGCTTTCGGGGTAGCCAACACTTTGGTCATTTCGCCGGGGTGCCCTTTCGGGGCCAGCTGTGGACCGGGTTGGGGCCTACTGCTTGGACTTGCAAGTCGTCTTATACACGCGCTGCAAAAACCTGTCAACTACTTATAGCTTGGGTCGTTTCATCCTTCATGCCGGCCACCACTTTCTCTGCCGCCGCGCGCACCGGCGTCCCCAGCTCATGCTCGAGGGCCTCGACGAAATCTTCCAGGGTCATAGTGATGCCGATGCCTATGCCAGTAACATCGACACGGATGAACGGCTCATGCCATTTGCGGGATACGGTTACCAAAGACTTTTCCACGAGGGCTCCTATGCCAGCGTATTTAGGTTTTCGATGCTGTGTTGTGTCTCGGCAATCTCTGCCTCCAGGCGAACGATCTCGTCGGTGTTCCCAGTGCGAAGCGCAGTAGTCATTTCAGTATTGAGTGCCGCCAGTTTGCTTTGCGCGACCTCAAGCAGTTGTGCGATTTTCATGTGTCACCTCAGACAAGAGGAATCATTTCTTGCGAATACACGG